AGACAGGCTCTTGGTAGGACGCTTCGTAAGGACTGGCCCAGCTTGTGGTTGTGCTGAGGAAGGGGCTGATGTTTAGTGTTGCACCTTGGCAGCTGATTCCGCCACCATATGTGTTGGTGAATTGACGACTTGGAACGACTTGGACGGCCTGGTTGGTCACACTTCCTGAACTGTTCGCTACCGGAGCAGCAGTGCCTGAGACCTGCGCTTGCGCTGGAGCGGAGAAGAGCAAGAATGCTACTATGAATCGCTTCACTGGGTGAACGTGCTGAGTGTTTCAGTTACAGATTCGATTTCAGTTTCACGGCTGATGACCGTATGCTCAGTCAATCCAGGGCCATTGAGTGTTTCAACGAACTGAAAGCTAGCACCTTGTTCAACGATATTCCAGGTCGGCCTGCTGTTTGGATCAAGCCCGCGCCAAACACTTGATATGCCATTCACGCTGTTGGTGGTGGTTGCTAATCGTGAAGGAGAAAGAGGGCCATTGGGCCGAATATTTGTACCTGATACAGAATATTCGTAGCCTGTTCGGTATTGGTAGGAGTTGATGACTTCATTGGTTCGCTGCCGTGTTGTTGTGGTGCTACGAAGAGTACCTTGCTGAAAATTCGGGACGACAGGGAGTGATTTTGCTTCTGGAGCAGCAAGAGCGGCAAGAGATAGGGCGCCCCAAGTGATCCAAATGGTGGGCCACATCACCGGGTCGTCAATTCTTGAATAACCTGCCCGATGGCAGATGTGCCAGCACCGCCCGCTGTCAGAGATTGCTCCGTCTGGTGCTATTGACCCAGCAAGAGTAGAGGCGACTCCTCCTGAAGTTGTCGTGGTGTTGCCGAAGACAGGCAGCGCGGGGACTACTCCTGAGGTGACTGTTGTTGAGAGGACGGTCGGGACGTTATCCCCTTCTGTATATGACTCTGAATACGAAAATGCGTCACCAGCAGTAGTGACAGTAAAAGCGCCAGGAGTGTAGCCAAGAGCGGTCCCGGCAGTATGGCTTGAAAGACTAGGCACAGTACCCAGAGTGACGTTATTGCCAGATACTGCCAGCGAAGACGGGACACGTGTTGCGACTGATCCTGCTCCATCTACTGACAGTGAAACGCTGGATTGAATTCTATGAGTGATGTCTGCGTGGGCAGGCAATCCCAAGAGTGCCGCACCCAGGATCAGAAGTGTGCGCTTCATTTGATGCCAGCCTGGGAATCTTTATTGTCTATAATAGCTGGCTTCTTGCTGCCATTGCCATTGCTCTTGCGCTCAATGCCGAATGAGGCCATAGCGCCTGTAAGGAGTGATGCTACGAACGTATTGTCCATCTTCATCTGAGGGAAGAATCCCAGATACGAAACGGTCAAAAGCGTGGCGCTCCAGACCAAAACAGCACATTTGACAACATCGGCTACGCTGATGCCCTCTTTTTCGTGTTGTTCGTTGTGATCACTAGCCATGATGTGTTGGCGCTACGCTTAACGATAGCAATCGTATGAATCATGCTGCTCGTTATGAAGCCACTGATCATGACGATGTGGCGTTCGAAAGCATTCAAAGAGTTGATCATTGCCATGCTTGAAAGGATCGTGACGCGCACAGATAATGACTTGGACGATTTAGCTGTAAAACACCTCAAGGATTGGCTGCTGCCAGAACAGCGAATCGATAAATGAGGAGATGGCAGGTGGTAGCTCTAAGTTTATTGTCATTTTTTACTTTCTTTCGTGGTACGTCCCATCAGCTGGCTGCAATTAAACAGCTTGAAGAGTCCATGCCTGAAGAACTATTGGATGACTCTGCCGATTGGTTTGAAGTATGGAAAGAGAGCGGATTTGATCAACAAATCTATATGCCATACTTTACCCAGCTCGACAACAAATCAGGCACTGGCACTAGAGAGTGTTTCTCCTCAGCTGCAGCCATGGTGGCGGCATATTACAAAAAGGTTCATACAGATGATGAATACAACGAAATCCGCGCTCAATTTGGGGATACGACGTCTATAGACGCGCACCTTTTGGCGTTAGCAACGCTTGGGTTGAAAGCTGAATTCCGGAAAGACGGCGATGCTGACTTGGTAGAACTAGAGATAGAGAACGGTAGGCCAGTATTAGTCGGTTGGCTACATCAGGGCAATATGCTCCGTGGTGAGCCCCCCATGTGCAGCGGATTGGGCTGTGGCCATTGGAGCGTGATTAGCGGATATGCAGGGAAGAATAGCAATGACCCTGAATGGATCATGCAAGACCCGCGAGGTATGCCAGATCTTGAAAAAGGAGGCCACATAAACCCGCACTTAGGACGTAAGATCCGCGTCAGGCAAGCTGCGTTCCATCAACGCTGGCAAGCGGAAGGCCCTGGTACTGGCTGGGTGATTCTGATCGATGGGTGAGTTTTATTGGGTCTGGGCTTTTATCAGTGCGTTCTGGACGACTGTTGTTGTGCAGTGCACCAAGCCTGTGAACTGGGATCAGTGTTCACGGGTAAATGATTGGCTGGTGCCCTGGGTGCGAGATGTAGCTGAGATGCATCAAAAAGGGCCATATCATGCTGAAAAACGCGATTTGGAGCGAATCCAGTAGAAGGGCGTATTGTGAGTGACGCATGCCAGTCTTGTGTGATTGGGAGATTAAGGCACGGTGCTGCAAAGGCGGAATGGTCACACCATTTGATCCGCATCTACTCAATCCTGCCAGCCTAGATGTGACTTTAGGCGAGCATCTAATGGTCGAGAGCATCTATCAGACTGATTTTGTGCGTCTCGACATCACGCACAATACAGAAGCTGATCCATACATGCTGCAGCCCGGAGAATTCTGTCTGGCAGAGACTCAGCAGATGTTCAGTTTACCGGAAGATTTATCAGCTCAGTTTGTCCTCAAATCAAGCCGTGCCAGGGCAGGATATCAGCACATGCTCGCGGGATGGTGTGATCCGGGATGGCATGGCAGTCGTTTGACACTAGAGCTTAAGAATGCACGATTGCATCACCCCTTGCCGCTATATCCTGGACTCAAGATCGGGCAGATGGTATTCCACGCGATGTCAAATACGCCCCATCAAAGTTATGCAGACGCTGGACACTACAACAACCACTCGACGGTGATGCCATCAGTGGTTTGAATGGAATAACCGATAGCGCATCATGCCGTGGGCTGAATGGATGATAGTGGAGCAATCATTAGAAGAGGAGCTTCATCTAGAAGCCACAGTCCGCGAAATCACGGACTTAGATGATATCGCAGAATTGACTAGCCTCTGTGTTTTGCTTACGAGGCAGAACTGGCACCAATCTAAGCTGCTCAAGCAGGCTGTCTATCACGTAATGGAGTTGGAGGCCAAGTTGGCAGCTGAGTGATACATCTGCAATGCTTGCTCATATATCCATTTAGCTTGCCATTCTTGTGCATGCTCTCGCGTCATACCGGCGTATGTGATCTGCCAAAGCGGCCCAGACGGTGTGTCGATCTGGACCAGCTCTGGGGGTGGCGTCATCGGCTAGGAACGAAATTGAGTTGACGGCGCATTTTGTTATTTATGCGCAGTAGACGTTGCCGCACTGCCTCTCTAGAGACAGACTCTGCTGTAGCTATCTCTTGCAACGTACTTAAAGCATAGCCATCCAGGCCATAGGCCATAGATGCCACTTTGCGCTCTTTATCAGGCAACCGCTCGATGACTTTACATGCCTTGTCGATCAGCTGCCGTTCGGCAGACTGTTCGAGTGCATCTTTCTGCTCGCGATCTGGGATGATGTCGATCAGCTGTGCGCTGCCGTCATCACTCATCTGCGTGTGCAAGCTGCCCAGCCTGGGATATCGCTCAAGCAACAGCACCAACTGCTCGGGCTCCATGTCTAGGTATTCAGCTGATTCTTGTGTGGTAGGTGCCCGGTCGTTTGCTTCTTGGAATCGTTCTGCCCATTTACGCAACTTAGTCAGGCTATCGAGATGATTAACGGGCAGCCGGATCACGCGGTCTTGCTTTTGGATTGACCGACTGATACCTTGACGAATCCACCAATACGCATAAGTGCTGAATTTGTACCCGCGCTCAGGATCGAATTTCTCGACTCCACGGATCAGCCCGATACTGCCTTCCTGCACAATGTCCATGAATGTCATGGTATGTGCAAGATGGGCGCTGCGCTTGGCGACATGAGCCACCAGGCGCAGATTGGCAGAGATCATGCGCTCTTTAGCACGCCTGCCGAATCGCAGGGTGCGCTGTTCTTGTGCTGTGTATGGCCCTTTGGGCTTGTCTTCTAATAGCCGCATCATGGCTTGGACTCTGCGGCCGCACAGGATCTCCTCTGTCGCCGTAAGCAGCGGTACGCGGTTTATTGCTGCGTAGTAACGGTCTTCCGCGGACTTTGGCATGAATAGATGGCTTTGAGTAGAAGAAGATAGAGGATAG